TGGAACCAGCAGTCTTCGCTGCCATTCCTAGCAGGCTTAACCACATGTTAGTACCAGGTAGCTTTTTTACTTTTAGAAGATAGCATTCTTCTAGTTCCTTTTACTTCTACTGTTTGGGAAGTAAATGGATCCGTAGCTTCAATAGTCTTTCCACCTTTAGAAAAACCATCTTTGTTGGTGCCTACCATTACTTTTTTACTGTTATCTTTTTTCATAGCCATAATTATACCCTTTTTTATTTGTTTTGATACTTATTTTTTAGTTCAGCAGAGAGAATAGTTTTCTCAATAGATGTATCAGCCCTTAATTTAGATAGTTTTGCATTCTGATCTAATTTTTGTTGGTCTGTAGACTGGTTCATCATTGTTTTCATGCGATCTAAGTTGTTTCTTTGCTCATCATAACGTTTTTTACGATCGTTATCTTGTGCTTGAAGGTCTAACTCTCTTGATTTGAGTGCTGTAAGCGGATCATTATCAAATTGAGAGGTAATTTCTTTTTCTTCCTTCAAAAATTCTTCCATCATCTCTGCTATTAACACTGCTTTTCTAGATTCTATCTTTTCAGACAACATTTTTGTCTGTATTTGCATTTGTTGAGCCATTTGAGGGTTCTGTTGAGCCATTTGTTGCATTTGTTGTAGCTGTTGCATCTCATCTCTGAATTCTACCTCTACTTGCTCTTGAGACATTAGAGAAATGTGTTCAAAAATGTTTTTTTCTAACGCTGCCATAATAGGAGGTGCATTTCTAGCTAAATTAGTCGCCATAAAATTCATATGGGTCGTAATATGTGCTCTATGGTCTTGCCCTGGAAAGGCTTGGAATGGTTTCCCAGCAAGAGCATCAATCTGCTCTAATGCTGGGTCCTTTGGTTGTGGGGGTTGGGGTCGAACTAGTATTTGATCGATATCTTTTACACCTAATGCTTCATACATATTTCTATATACTTCGTATTGGTTATGAATTTGTGGATTAGACATAGCTAATTGCAATTCTGTTTGTGCAATAGAAATTCTTTGTGTCTGTGAAAATATATTAGGATCTGCAACCGGAAGAATATCAATTCTGTCATCAAAGTCTTGTTGTTTGATTACTCGTTCTCCGCCTGCTACGTCATAAGGATACTCAGGAGGTAAATATAATTTGAACACTCTTGCTAACATTTTAAATTCTTGTTTTAGAGCTGCATACAATCTTTTATGAATTGCAGACATTGTTCTACTTCCTCTCTCCAACAGCGCTACGGTCGTTCCCACTGCCGCTTGTTGGTTCCCGTCTCCTACCTGCATGTCTGCTATTGAAGCAAAGCGTTGACCTGCATTCACAACGACCCCCATTAATTGTAATAAAGTTTGAGAAGGCTCTTTAAAAGGTAGCATCATAAAAGCGTCTTTTATGTTACCACCTGGAGCATCTACATCTCTAAATTCTCCTGGTTGAATAGCTTGTGCATCGTCTCTGATTCTTATTCCTCTTTGTTTAAATCCAGCTGGTAAATTAGAAAGAGTACCTGCATCTAACAACTGTCTTAGTGCTGAAGTAGCTGTTCTAGATAATCCACCAATCATGTGAATTAAACCAAAACCATAAAACCCTAATCCCGGTAAAAATTTAAAGTGTACAAAATATTGTATTTTAGATTTTTTAGGATCATTCATTTCAAAGTTTCTTTTAATAGATAAAACTTCTCTAGAAGTTTCTTCTATCGTTACAATGTAGGGAAGTTTAATACCGGTAGGTTCTCCGTCTGCTCCCATGTCTTCAAAACCTTCTAAATCTAAATTAACGTGACATTCTAATAGAGTGAATACATCATCGTTGTATCCTGTTTCTGTTACTCCTTCTAACTCACGTTCTTTTTTCTTTAGATCAGATTCATTGTTAAGACCTGGTGTTAATTCTACATCTCTATAGAAGCCACCTACTTGTTGTTTACGTAATTCGTTTGCAGAAATTTTAATAACATGAACAATAGCTTCTGCTTCATCTAAAGAGTTCGCTGAATAAGGAACTACTAAATCTTCTGCGGGTACAAATTTAGATACCGCTCTACCTTCTATCTCATCATAGTATACTTTTTTAAAAGCAGATCCAGCAAGAGGTAAATGGAATAACATGGTATCAAATTCTGGTTCATACTCTTTCATAACTTCCATCAATTGATAATTCATGAAATCTTTTACACGGGATGCTTGATTTGTTTTTTCTTCTGAGGAAAGACCTAATGTTTGTGTTCGTACCGGTCCGTCTGCAGGTAATAATTCTTTATAAGCTAAAGCTTGAAACTGAGTAACGGCTTCTGCAAGAACAGGATGGGTTGCTCCACTGGAACCTTGAAAAGGTTCACTTCTTATTTCGTATTTGAATCCTAATAAATCTAATCCTTCTCTGTAAGCTTGCGCCCAATCTTTTCTAGAGTTGTTATAATCTTCGTAGTTAGAATATAGTTCTGATCCTAGTTGACCTAAGAATTGATCGTCCATGTAATCAGATAAATTAGAATTATGATCCGGTGCAACTTCTCCCGTAGCAGAAGGATCAAAATTAATATCTACGGATCCATCTTCGTTTTCTATAATGTCTGTTCCTTCAGAAACTTCAACACCTCCAGGAGTAGATACTTCTGTTTCTTGTACCGTTTCTATTTCTTCTTCTGGTGATAAAAGTTTAGCTTCGTTTGGTAACGATTTGTCTATTTCTGCCATTTATTTTCTCCGTTTTTACTGTCTTAACAGTATTATAGTTAATATTCAAGCCCTGTGGGACAGGCCCTCTTTTAGGGGGTATCGTTAAGGTAAGTCTTTTTGGTTTAATCATAATCAATATCTGGATCAAGATCGTTTTTTGTCATTATACGATCTTCCAGCTTTGCGCTGTAATAATCTTTTCCTTTAATCTCCTCATAATAGTCTCCCCCGTCTGGACCACTAGATCTTGTCATACGATCCTCTTCTCCAGGATTATAACTAGATTTATAATTATCAGGATGGTTGAGTTCATCTTTTACTTTCATTCTTGTATTTGCCAGTTTTGTATTTTTAATTTTTCCGGTAGCTATTTTTTCTAAACCTTCCATATCACTTAAAATTCCACTGCCACCTTTTGGTAGTTCTAATAAATCTGCTCCTTCAAAAAGTTCTTCGCTAAGTTCTACCTCGTCTGCATCGGGACCAAATCTATAAGGTCTGCTTTCAAGTACTTCAAATGAAGTTTTTGTTTTTCCAGTAGTTTTGTCTATAGTTTGGTAATATTGAATATCAAAAGGATCGTCATAAGCCCCTCCTCCTTTAACATTTATATTAATAGGATTTTTAGGTGAATTGGCAGTCTCTAAAGTTATTGTTTTACCATCTTCTTCTAGAACATATTTATTAAGTTTCTTTCCATCTTTTTCTAATCTAATTCCTTTTAAAAGTATTTTGTCTACTAAGGGTGCAAACCATGCTGGTTGTCCCACTGCTGGTTCTGCTAACACTTTTAATGCAGCTTTAGTTTTAAGTGCCTTTGCAAGTTTAAGTGCACCGGTTCCAAAGGCAGCTACTGCTAGTCCCAAGGCTCCCGCGCCTTTTAAGAAATCTCTTCTATCTGGATTTTCTGGTTCTTTATTCTTTAAAATTTTTTTACCTAAATCGTATAGTTTTTTTGGAGTACCAAGTTTAAGCCCTACTCTTTCTCCGTAATCTTCAATCTCAGGAGCTCCTGTGTAAACTCTTTGTTTTTCTTTTGCTTCATCTTGTGCAAGCAGTAAGTCGTCTACTCTCTTAGAGCCACTTACAGATAGTTCACTAATTTCATCAGCTGACAAATTAGTAGGAGTATCAAAATCACTTGATAGACCGGAAATGTCTTCTTCGTTTCTTTCATATTGTTGGGCTTGTTGTACTGCTTCTCGTTCTTCTGGAGTATAGTTTGCTATTTTTCTAGCGTCTCTAGAAAAATCAGTTCCTATTAAACCATATTCTAAAATTTCAGCAAGTGGTTTTCCTTTTTTATATTGATCATAAGTATCATATAATACAATAGGTGCCAATACAGCACCTAATCCTTTTAATGCTTTTCCACCGTATTTAATGGCTGTTTGTGCTGAGGAACTTTTCAATGCTTTTTGTAAAATATTAAAATCATTATTATTTAATTTACCTACTTTTATTTTTTCTTGTCCTTTAACAAAACAGTTAGCTCCTTCAGCAGCATTTAAAGATCCGGTAGGACACCCTATATTTTTAATAATGGTTTCTATTTTAGATTTCATAGGTAGTTTTCTTTGGATTAATTCTTCTTTAGAAATATTTTCTACGGCATCAAAACGAACATCTGGCGAATTAAAACCTAGTGTATCTAATTGATTTTTGTAAGATAATAATTTATTTCCCTCAACGGTAGCACCTTGTTTAGGTCCTATTTTTCCATTTTCCGTATTAATATTAAAATTAAATTTATTGGTTATTTCCTCTAATTGTTTAAGTGCGTTTGAATCATTTGGATTACCCCTTAAATAAGCTTGAGCGCTTCTAATGAAACTAGTATTTGTTTGTTTAGGTACTAATATTTTATTAGTAGGAAATTCTGTATTCATTTTTTCTAATGATTTTGGACTTATGTGTTCATTAGAAAAAAATCCAGTTTTAATATCAGATAATATTTTTTCTTTATCTCGAACTCCAAATGTAGGTTTTCCATAGGTTGGACTTTCTGGGTTATTATCAAATTTCATAGAAGCTAGTTCTATTAATTTAGGGTTATCTAAAACTAAGTTTGGGTTTTTTTTAATAGCATTGTTTATATTAGTTATAAAAGTATCTTGAGATTGGGATACTGCAAAATCTCTTGGACCTAATTGTAATTTTCCTTTTAATACTCTAAGTTGATTTTTTAATGTATCTTTTCCTTTTCTTTTTTCTACTCTAGCTCGGCTCGTAGCTTCTGGGTCTTTTATAAAATCATTTACAGTTATATTTAATAGATCTGGGTTTTTTGCATCGTTAAAAAATGCTCCTGTATGTTTGGCATATAAGTTATTAAATAATTCAGGGAATTGTTTTTTTACAGCGGAAGCTATACTTTTAGGACTTATTCCAGATTGAGAACCTTCTGTAATACTATGATTGATATGTTTTGCAATGTTTTCTTTTGTGAATAATTCTAAAGGCGCGTTGTTTTTTAATTGTTTTTTAATATATGTATTAACTAATTCATCTCTAGTAGAAGGTCTAATAATTTTTTCTTCAAACATTAATCTTTTAATTTTAGAATGATGTAATCCCGTGTCTTTTGATAGTTGTGAAGTTTGTGTAGCAATCCCTAATTTATTATTTCTATCAATTATAAAATTTGTCTTATCTACAAGCGCTTGTTTGTTTTGTATTTTAGTTCCTTTGTTAAACCCTTCTCGCTCCACGACTCCACCATCTGCTAATTCTATTTGTTGGTAATTTTCTATTTGTTTGGGATCTTCTAAACCTTCAAAAGAAGGCATGACATTATCCATAGGAGGATTGTTACTGGGCATTGTTTCGATTGTAGATAGCTCGTCTACGATAACATCGTCGTTAATAGATGGATCATAAATAACTCGGTCAAGATTCGAGTTGCGATTGGTCATCGCGCGCAGAGCTTTTCGGTATTTGCTCAGTTCCATATTAAAATCCTAATAGA